TAGCTAAAGTAAGAGAGGCTCTCAAAGGATATCCTTATCATGGTAATCTATGTGCGGCTGTAATTAATCATGCTAACTCTGTGGGGAAAAAGTTACAAGATGATATTAAGACACTTATACAAAAAGTTTAATAATACTATTACACAAAAAAAAAGACACCCAGAGTAATCTCTGCGTGTCTTCGTTGTTGCCTGCTGGGGGAGTCTTTGTGGCTCCCCTTTTTTATTTTAGAGTATTCATTTGCTCAGTTACAGATTTTTTAACTGGTAATATTAATCTACCAGTATCATCTTGTGGATTCATTAACTTAGCAATTCTTGTTATATATACATCTTTTAAAAATTCTGTGTAATCTTCTTTCTCAGCATATTTACCTAACCCATCAAAGTAATTAATTGTATCATCACCTCTAGCAACAGATTCTCTAACACCTTCAAAATTAGAACCAGTTTTTATTAAGTTTAAAAAATCTTTAATACTTTCTTCAGCAGTAGTATATTTTTTTACCTTTGCTGGTTTATCTGGATCTGATGATAATATGTGAGGCTCTTTACCTGTTGCTTGTATTCCAAAAAAATTATTAGCTGCTTTAGCTGTATCAGCATCTTTGTATTTAAAGTTACCTGTTTCAGCTGTAGCTACAGTTAGAATAAAATCATCGTTAAGATTAGCTTCAAAAGAATCTGGATCATAGGTAGATTTTACTTCTCTTATTTTTTTTAAAAAGTTTCTGTGATCTTTAAATTCATCCATAGTTGAATGTATAAGTAATAAACTAACAATTCCAAGCCCTAAGAGCTTTATTAATTCTTGAATTAGGGTCATTAGCAGTTTTAGCAGATGTAAGTTTTTTCTTCATGCCTTTCATCCTCGCACAGAAGCTAGCTCTCCTTTTATTGCCAACCTTTTTACTGGGTCTTTTTAAATTAGCACCAGTCGTTCTCTTAAAATACTTACGTCCTGCTTCATTTAATCCTCCAGAGGGGTTTTGATATTTTTTTGCTACCATTATTTTTTCCTTACGGTCATAGCTGCACGTTTAAATTGTGCAGCTGTAGGTGCACCTTTATCACCTTTCTTTCTCATTTTACCACCACGCTTTCTCTTAGCGTGAATATTAGCATACAAGCCTTTTCTCATTATACTTTTTTGGCTAGTTTTTTGTTCATCTTTCTTTGCACTGCTTCTGGTAATTTAGAAAAACCTTTAAGTTTTTTTGGAATACCTTTGTTTTTCTTACCATTTTTATTTTTCATTTTTCCGTACATCATTAACTATATCTCCTATATTTAGCTGTTTTTTTTGCAATCTCTTTCGGTTGCTTCACAAACTGTTTGCCCTTTTTTGTTCCTTGGCGTTTTGCTCTTGTCGTTGCCGCATACTCCGCAGAGGATAGACTCTTGATAGCTTTCTCTGGCAAATATCTTTCCCCAGTCTCCGAAGACTTCTTGCCAGACTTCGTTCTCCATTTTTGTTTTCCCCATGCTTTTAAACTCCTTTGACGTTTTGCGAGTGCCATTATGCTTTTCTCCCTTTTCTTATAGCTTCTTTACCTTTTTTAAATATTGATGCTACCTGTGTCTTACCCATAACTTTTGCTCTTTGCTCTCCAACAGTTAAGATTTGGATTTTCCTTGCAAATGGTTTAGATATCTTTTTAACTTTTGCAACAGTCTTACGAGC